GATTCAGGAGTGATAATCATGGTAGTAGTTAACGCACCTCTAGTTTACTGACGCGGTTTTCGACTTGATTAAGGCGCTGGAACATCTCCTTGTTGCTCTCTTTTATATCAATATGCAAAGTTTCAAGCGATGCACCAATATGCTCCACGGCGCTGGTGAGGCGCACGATAGCGGCAGATGCCTCCTCATTCCTACGGCTGTAGCCAAATATCCCCATCGCCGCCACACTGATGCTTGCACCCACACATGCCGCTAGTAGCTCAATCATGGGCAGTAGCGGCAATGGTTCTCAACTATGCACCTAGTCTAGCCGGCACCCTCGACAAACCCGTCGAAATCCACGGAAATAGACGCAGTAGAGGTTTCGCGGTCAATTGACATAAAACCTTTGCAAACAATATTGTAATCAGCACCGTTAGCATCTTTTTCGCTTTTGACTGGCACCGAGATATCTAAATTTTTAAAGAGATATTCTTTGCCGTCTTCAAAGACTCGCCAAACATGATCCATAGTGCCACGACCATGTTGACCTCGTGTCTTATTGAATCGTATTTGGTAAGTTTTCATATTACTTCAGCAGGTTCAGGGCAAGTAGCTTGAGGAGCAGGGATCACTGTCAAATTGAAGTGAACAAATTTAATGGGTTTGTCTGCTGCATGGCGGGTAAACGAATGAGACAGCCATGAGTTAGAAAAAATCATCATGCCGGGTTTGGGCGTAAAGTTAATCATCCTGCTTGCAGGAGTTGCTACGTTTACATCTTGCTCTGGCAAATCAATCTGCACCTTGGCAGCTCTAGGATCGTGAAACACAACATTGGAGCAATCTTCTGGCGTTTCAAGAAAGTAAAAACCTACAATTTGAGAGCCAAAGCCATGAACGTGCGCATCCATTGCTGAGTGCTTGTGGTGCTCTTGTGTCCACATTTCAGTAAACAATACCGCCTTGTCCTGCATGGCGTAGCCCTGCTCATTGAGGATATTCCAAGCAGTTCCACCAACAAACTCAGTAAATTCTTTTAAGCGGGGGTCATTAAAATAATTACCCGTCATGTACACAGGGTAGATTTCGTTTAGATCACGTTCTTTGCGTTGGACTTCCAAGGCTTTTCCTGAAACAATATTTACAAATTCTAAAAAATCAGGGCGCTCAATAATATAAATTGGGCATGGAAAATTGTATGCAACTTGAAGTTGCGTATTTTGAACAACTTGAGCCACAGATTCAGCGGCTTTACATATTTTTTGTTTTGATCTATTGGTAAGAGTTTTTGCCATGTTTATCCTTAGTTAGGCGGCCAGTTTACAACTTGAACCCACTGCCAAGCAAAGAAATCAAACTTATATTGATTGTCATCAACTGGACGTACTGGCGTATCTTTCCAATTACTATTTGCGCCACACCAAAAAGTTCTAATTCCAGCGTCTAATTTTGTTTGATTTGGCTCTGGGCGTGGGATTGGGGGGATCATTGTGCAAGTAGCATCATCCAATGTCCATGCTGACCAGTTTGATGCGTATTCACGTTCATTAAACCCAGTGATGACAGCCTGTTGTACTACCATCTTTTCTTCCGCAGTCATTTCACGCACCGACCACACATCCGTCCAAACACCATTTACTTTTGCATAAACTACGTTTTCGGACTCTAAGACCTGATATATACCAGTAGGACGTTCCACGCGAACAAAAGGTTCCCAGTGTTCTGGTACAGAACCAAAGGCTTTAATAAGATTATCTTCAAAAGCAGGGTGATTTTTAGTTTGCCCGTTTTCAGTTTCTATGTATAGATTCATTATTGATCCCCTGTACATGTTGATGGGAATGAACGAGTGTTACCGGGCCAAATAATCCTTACCGCACCTACGCCACCTATAGCCCCAGTAGCACTTGCTTTACTACCTGCACCGCCTCCACCATATGCACCACCAAATCCGCCTTTACCCGAAATATTATCCCCTTGTGTGCCTTGCCCGGTTGCCCCATTTGATCCGCCTACACCTGGACTACCTCTATTTACAGCACCCGCGCCACTGGTTCCTTGGCCAAGAAGCCCAACACCGCCGCCGCCACCGCCGCCGTACAGTACAGTGCCGCAACAACCAGTATAAGTATATCCGCCGCCACCGCCACCGCCGCCACCGCCAGCGCCCGCCGTTGCATCTGACAATACAGAGCAATTTGCCGTACCGCCAGTACCGCCAGTACTTGCATAACCAGCCGCGCCACCACCGCCGGGGCCAACACCGCCAGTACCGCCAGAACCACCATTACCGCCGCCACAACCAACCCCGCCAGAACCACCTGCGCGAGTTGAAGATATACCGCCATTTGCAGCAACTGTTCCGGATGAAACAAAATACGATTGCCCACCATTACCTGATGCGGTGCCCGCACCTCCAACAACTACGCAATATGAATTTCCAGAGACAACTGTGTGATTATTTTTATACCTTAATTCTCCACCACCACCACCATAGGTACCACCAAAACCACCAGCGCCTCCACCCACAGTAACAACAGAAACTTTAGTTACTCCGGCAGGTGCAACCCATGAAAATGTGCCAGCAGTTATAAAGGCCTGCTGGCCGGGGGGTGCGCCAAATGAACGGTGATTTTGAAATAAAGCCTGTAGTGCGCCGCTCATGTTAGGCCGCTCCCGCTGATGAGCCAAGATGTTGACGTAATTTTAATGCAAGTTGCAGAGCCATATTGAGCTAACGTGCGTGAGCCTGTGGTGCCAGCAGAAGACAGGGTTAATGTATCAGTTGTTATCGCAATTGTAACGGCTGCGACTGCCATATTGATAAAGGTAAGCACTGTACCGATTGGGTAAGCTACAGAACTGTTAGCTGGTATTGTGAATGTCCTTGCGTTGTTGTCGCCAACGGGGTGGAATATATGCTTGCCATTATCGGCGAGAACCAATGTATAAGCAGCCGATTGACTGTTTTGCGGGATATTCCTAAATCCAACTGCATCTGTACCATCTACCGTACAATTTGATAATGTCCCAGATGTAGGTGTTCCTAGTACAGGAGTAACTAAAGTTGGCGACGTAGCAAATACATTGCCGCCAGAGCCAGTCTCATCAGTAAGCGCCGCTGCTAGTTGCGCCGATGTAAAAGAACCTAATACTGCTGCATTACCAACAGAGGTTATATGCCCGGTTAGGTTAGCATTTGTGGTAACGGTAGATGCGTTGCCGGTAGTGCTTTGGTTAAGTGTTGGGAACGTACAGTTTGTAAGCGTACCGCTTGCAGGCGTACCAAGCACGGGTGCTGTAAGTACTGGTGAAGTAAGCGTTTTATCGGTAAGTGTTTGGGCGCCCGTGGTGGTCACCAAACTATCAGCAGTCAGCGTTTGCGTACTGGTGACAATGGAATCAACTTTTACAGATCCATACGCCATTACAGAATCATCCAGGTAGCGTTTGCAGGTACTGTAACAGCGAAAGTAGCAGCTACTTCAACTGGGCCAGCAGATATCCCATTATAACCTGCTGTCAAAGTGTAATTTTGACTAATGGTTTGCTGTGTTTCAACAATTAAAAATGAATTACCTCCTGCCGTAGCCCAGCTCAAAGTGCCGCTGCCGTTGGTGCTTAATGCTTGCCCCGCAGTGCCATCGGTTGCCGGTAACGTCCACAACACATCAGCCGCCACAGAAGCAGGTGCCTGGAATCCAACGTAGTTAGTGCCGTTTGCAGTTGCCTCACGGAATCGTGCATCAACCTGATTATCTAAAATTACATTGCCAGTAAGTGTGCCACCTGCCTTAGGTAATGCAGCATCTGCTAAATCAAATGCCGCCTTAACTGCTGTAGGCGTGGCAGCTAACACGCTGCTGGTAGTGCTGGTGCTATCGGAAAGCTGTGTTGCGCCTACAACGCTTGTGGTAGCGGCCACAATTTTACTACCTTGAATCGCAGCGGAAGCATTAATATCAGCGTCGACGATTACGCCACTAGCAATAGATGTTGCGTTACCAACGCTGGTAACATCACCAGTCAGGTTTGCATTGGTGGTAACGGTAGACGCATTGCCTGTAAGTGCTGCCGTAATCGTGCCAGCAGTAAAGTTGCCGCTTGCATCCCTGGACACAATCGCCGATGCTGTGTTGGCATTTGTGGCAGTAGTGGCTGAGTTGCTGACTTTTAATGCAGTTGCGATGGTGGCAAGTTTGGTGTCAACAATTGCAGCACTGGCGTTTATATCTGCGTTGACGATTACGCCGCTAGCAATAGCAGTAACGCCCGTGTTGCTGATGCTTATATCACCTGATACTGCGGTGGAAGTCGCTACGTTTGCGCTGCTGCCAAGCACAATATTGCCGCTGGTTAGCGTGGCAAGCTTGCTATAAGCGATAGCAGCCGCAGCAGCAATATCAGCATTAACCAGTGGATAGGCGGTAATTTGGCTCCATGTCGTATAGCTCAGTGAAGTCCAAGCTGTGCTGCCAGTGCCAAGTTTTATTTTGTTCGTATCCGACTCAATCCCAATCTCGCCTGCTAGCAGTGTCGGGTTTGCGCTTGTCCAGTTAGCGGCAGTATCACGCCGCTGCTGCATTAAGGCGGTTTGAGTAATGCTCATGATGCGTAACCAGCAAAGATAAGATAATCGCGCGCAGGAGCTGCTGCTGCGGCACCTGCTGCCAGTATATAAGTTCTTGCAGGGCTTGCACTAGCTAAACCTGCTGCATAAATCAAATCGCCATTTTGTGCTGGTACTGATTCAAGCTGCACTTCAACTGAAAACCGCTCGCATGTCACATCTTGGATAACTGGTTGCGATACATAACGCCAGAAATAGTTGCCGTTTAAATCTACCGGCGGTGTGACATACCCGCTCCATATTGTAGCATCTACATTAAAGAAATCATAGGTGCCATAACTATCAAAATAATGCGCTTTAATAGCATTTACATCTGCTTCTAATACATATTCAAATGTTAAAGTTAAAGTTTTTCCAATTGATAACGCACCACGTCTAAAGCCGACGCCTGTACCGCCGATGCTTTGCTGGTATGTTTGCGGATAATTACCTGGGCTGAATATCCTTGTGGTTGGTGTTAATGCAGGAAAGTTGGCCATTGTTACAACACCACGCTTACGAGTTGTACGCTTACGTTATATCGCAATGGCGAGCCCGTATCAACCGATATGGTGCCAGCATAACGCCAGTTGTAATCTACAGCACTGATTGGTACAGACGCATATCCTTCCCATACTGCTGCGGGCAAAGCGAATGCAATCAATGTACCTTCTTGCGTTTCATAATGCGTATAAATTAATTGCAAATCAGTTTCAGTAATATTAGAATAGCCAAGTGTTAGGATTTGACCGACACGTTTTGAGCCCTGCAAAAATCTTAAATTAATACCACTAACTGCAACATGAACAGTTTGCGGATAATCGCCCAAATCCAATGCCCTTGAGTTTGGAGTAAGCGAAGGGAAATTTGCCATCAGACTACCTCAAACGAACCGTTTAATATCTCATCACTTATAATGCTAATATTACTTGCATTAAGCGGGAAGTGCTCAGCGGTAATTGATGTTATGCCATAGGTTTCGTGCTTAATGTCAGTGACTTGGTAATGGTCTATTTCGGTGCGATTATCGCCAGAACTGTTTACCCGTTGACGTTCTACTTTTATAATATCAGTTGGTTTCAATGCATCCGGCAATAATGGCGTTTGCAGTGATATGCTATGCGTTGAATATTTACGCCTTGCTAATTCGTATTTGCCATACATCGTAGCATGAGCAGCACTAGTACAAAAATCAGTCATATCGTACTGAATGATTGGCGCATCAGTCGCGGCTGTAGCGTATCTAATGCTAGTAGTTCTTTGCAGCCCAATTATAAGCGGGTCCGCTTCACGCCATAGCAACGATACCCGCACATTACGCCGCTCATCTAAATTAAAATACACTTTACCAAAACTGCCAGGCAGTATGTTGTCTTCATCAAACACAACGGCAGGTGTTATTGCAGTTGATTTAATTGCGTAACTACCGTTTAAAGGCAGCAGCGGCTGCAATTGATATTGGCCGCCATTAGAAATAAATAACAACAAAAAGAATGGAGCAGCTTTGGATATATAATCAATTACATTTACAGGCTGGTCTAATATCCCATTAAAATGCAACCCATACTGATTAGCAAATGTTGCTAAATTTTGCATATTAGTTACATCAATTGGCATTGCAATATCAAACGTTGCGCTACCATCAGCGCGTTTTAGCTGCGTAAATAGCAACATCGCAAAATCTACAAATTGGTTGCTTGCCCCTACAGCATATTGGCTCGAGACTAAACCGCCGCTATAGAGGTCTACATTAACGCCATTTTCATAGAATAAACAAATTTGCCTAGTAGTTGTCGGATAGGTGCCATCATCTGGCGCATCATATATATTGCCGTTAATTTCTAAAAATGTAATATCTGCAAAGTTTGTATAGTCTGCTGTTGCTGATGGTGCCGCAGGGTTTGCGTATTCGCTAAGAAATTGTTCTACTTGCGTTCCGTCAAGTGTTCCTGTACTTGCAGGCAACGCTGTATTATAAGGATTAACAAGTGCTATATTTGCATAAACAAATGTTGGTGCACCAGTTAGCCCTAGGATTGTCCATGCAGCAGCATTTGGCGCAGATAAGCCACTGCCTGGAATTGTCCTAATTGTGCCTACTGCATATGCAGAAACATTTGGGCTGTTTACATTCCAAGCTGCAGAAACTGCGGCAGGATTTGTGATGCCAAGGGCTGTAAGAACAGTGGCAGTAACATCTGCTCCAGTCGCATTATCAAACATTGTTATATTTGCATATGATGTTTTTAAAATAGCATTAGTGGTATCACCTGTCCCTCTGGTAATTTCTTTAAATCTATTGTAAAAGTTTTTCCAATCTGGGAAACGAAAGGTCCAAGTACCAACTTTTGCT